GAAGGCGGTGGCGGCGAAGGCGGTGGTGGCGAAGGCGGCTACTAATTTGGTAAACTACGATTTGACATAAAGTCAAAATTCTAGTATAATCAAGCACTAGGAGTAATTCTAATGCTTAAACAAATTGCCAAATTCCTTACCAAAATTGGTAGACAACGAATTATTATGGATAGAGAAAGTAACGAACCTTATTTGGAACGTTACTACATCTTTCTCAAAGACCGTAAACTATTTCCGTTTAATATCTTTTTACACAAATTCTTAAAATCAGATCCCGATGATGTTCATGACCATCCTTGGCCTTATGCTACGCTGATACTTAAAGGCGGATATTGGGAATGGATACCGCAGTTTAATTCACAAGGACAAAAAATCGGTGAGTTCAGTACATGGCGCGGTCCAGGAAGTTTTAGAGTTTGCGGAGCAAATAGTTATCACAGAATTGAACTCGATCCAAATATAGAATGTTGGACAATGTTCATGCCCGGTCCCCAAAAACGTGAATGGGGTTTTTTAGTTAATAACAAATGGATACACAATGACGAATACATCAAACAACGTATTGCTCAAGCCGCCAAGCAGTGAGTGGACCGAAGAACAATGGACTAACTTTCGTAATTGGATTGTTAGTCATCTTCAAGCAGGCCCAGTTACAGTTACATTCAATAAAAAGGATGGCGCAGAACGAGTAATGACCTGTAGCCTACAACCAGAACTACTGCCTCCACAACCTATACACGAATCCAATACTAATAATCCAGTTGACTTTCCAAAAGTTAAAAAGGATAATTTAAACATTATCAACGTGTACGATTTAGAAGCACAAGGCTGGCGCAGTTTTATTGTTAAGAGTGTAACTAATGTTACACTTAAAATATGAAAAGATATTATTTTGCCTATGGTATGAATACGAACATTGCTGAAATGTCGATGCGATGCCCTAAGGCAATTAATCTGGGTCGCGCCGTATTGCAGGGTTTTGAACTAAAGTTTAGACTTCATGCTGATATCGACGAAGTCAAAGATAGTGAAATGGAAGGTGTTCTTTGGGATATTACTCCCGACTGTGAACGCTCATTGGACAGTTTAGAAGGCTATCCGTTTTACTATGACAAAGTCGAAGTAATAGTCATCCCAGATACGCCAGTTAATAAAAATACACGTATTTTTGCCATGGCTTATATTATGACCAGCAAAGGAGATGAACATCCTCCTAGTATTGGTTATGAACAATGTTTAATTGATGGTTATACAGCAAATGGATTGAATGTTGATAAGTTGACAGCAAAAATTGATTCTATTATAATTGCATAATGTATAAACAAGACAGCATTCGTCAAATCGTATCAGATTATAAGATAACGGTTGTCAACCAACGAATGGACCGTAGGTTTAGTCATCCATATTCTTATTCTTATAAGAATATTACAAATGTATACGATCAATACGATCCTATATCCTTTCAAGAAGAGCTTGTTCCTATAATCACTGTCGAAATGCCGGAAAAAGAATTTACAGCAATGGCAGATACATTGTGCGAATTCAATGATTTAATGAGAGATCCAGAAACAGCTAGATTGTTAATGGAAGCAAGGTTTATAAATAGACTAAAAGGAAGAATTTAATGGCACAACACACAAAATATTGGAGTTGCACTCCGTTCGCAGACTGGCTTCGCGGCACTAAAAAACTCAGTGCAGGCACAGCTGAAGAATGGGATAACTGGACTACTCAGGCTCAAATGAAGCATAACTTTCGTTATTGGCTAGCAGAAGAAGGGCTCAGTTACCTTCAAGACTTTGTTACTTGGCCTATTAGAAAGATTTACGATGTTAAGTATTATATTAATAACCGCTGGGTTACTCGTACTCATAGTCTTACTGCACACCCTAAAGACATTAGACCTGGAAACTGGTGCGATGTTGGTAATCGGTTCCTTCCTTGTCTTTTTAATGAGCTGGTCGATTTTGTTGAAATAGAACAAGCATGGAGTCATATTGCTTGGGGTAGCGAAGAAGATAAGGCAAAGTACAACGCACCTTTCTGGGCTACAGGTTGGTTCCGTTGGCGTACATGGCGCTGTCCCCAAGCAGGCCTAGATCATCTTGATTGGGCAATGACCTTGACTAACAATGATTGGTGTGAACCCGATCATCCTGACTATGGTAAGCCTACTAGACAAGCTATTAATGCCAAGGAAGTTAAAGAACTGTATCTATGGTGGAAAGAAGTTTATCCTAACCGCCCAGACCCTCATGATGCTAGCGGATGGAGTCATTACTGCGAACTCAAGCGACAAGAACACGGCGAAACTGGTTTGAGTTTTATGAAAGAAAGTGCTAATCCAGAAACTCGTGCACTTGGTGAGACTGCTCTTACAAAGTCTCATGAAATTGAACAAGCATACGAAGCAGAAGATACCGAAATGATGATACGTCTTATTAAGGTGCGAGATGCCCTGTGGACCTGATTGTGTAGCATCGCATTCGGAAGAGTACGATGCTTACTATTGCGAAACTTGCAACAAATGGTTGGAAGATACTTGTGACGATCCAACTTGTGAATACTGTGTCAATAGACCCGAACTGCCACTAAACTAGTACTGGTGTACAACTAAGCTATTCGTCGTAAACATTTATATGGTACTACTTTTAAGTACTATTATAAATGTTTTTAGCGGATAGTTGGTCGAGAGGCTTATGACACCAATCTCCGAAGTTGGCAAAGACGTGAGTCTTTCAGGGGTTCAAATCCCCTACTATCCTCTAAGGACATTTAAATATCTGTAGAGGTTTACTAAATATACATATCTTTAAGGAGATAGATTATGAGAAAAACTATGTTATTAGCATTGGTAGTAGCAGCATCTACAGTTGGATGTGCAACAAACAATGATTACAGGTTATATGCTGAAACTCAGCAGAAGATTGCACAAGCTCACGCTATGGCTGAAACTGCGAGATATGCTGCTCTTGCTGAAATTGCCAAATCTGCCGATCCAGGAGCCCGTGTTGCTGCTGTGATGAGCTTGAATTTTGGAGCACAGAGTTCAAACAGCCCAAGAGTTAATCAAGTTGCTGCCCCAAAAACATTTGGTGACACTGCTCTACAGTGGACTAGTGTGCTATTACCAGGCGTGACCAGCTTGTATGGTATTAATGCAAACCGTCAGGTTGCTATCACACAAAGCAACAACCAGGCAGCTGTGGCACAAAGCACAAACGCAACATTTGCCACAATGAACAGCAACATGGCAAAATCTAATACTGATATTGCTACTGCTGGATTTACGGCTGTGACCAATGTGGCTAACACGGGTATTGCACAAGTAGGCACTACTGCGGCAGCTGGATTAACAGCCGTTACCAATGTTAATGCTAGTAGCAATACTGCTATTACCAACGTATCTAATGCAGCCAAAGATAGTATTAAGGCTATATCAGATATTATTCCGCAGTTGCAGCCAAATGTGACTACAACTACAACCAATAATACTGTAGCACCATAATATACTCAAAATAGTTGCAATCAACTATGTGATGTTATATAATTTAACTATGAAACTGTACCATATACTTGTTGTAATTCTTATTGTGACTTTTATATGGATACATTTTTATATGTAAGTTAAGACACAGCCTTAAAGGGAGTGTCGTCTAACATAACTGCATTTATGTATTACTATGTCTATCAAATAACAAACTTAATGAATGGTAAGATTTATGTTGGAAAACATAAATCTGTCAAACATCCTTCTGAAAATGAATATTACGGATCTGGAAAACAAATCACTGCGGCCATTAAAAAATACGGTATAGAAAACTTTAAAAAAGAAGTCTTACACTACTGCTCGTCATTAAAAGAAATGGCAGACAAGGAAGCAGAACTTGTTACAGAAGATTTTGTAAAAAGACCTGATACTTATAATATGCACAAAGGCGGCCCCGGAGGGTGGGATCATTATAATGGTAGTAAAGAGCATAGTGAAAATTCTCGCAAAGGTGGAAAGAAAAGTGCCAAGGGATTAAACGAGTTCATAGCAGAGCAAAAAGCCAACAATACAGAATGGTGGCAAAATTGGTATGCCACTGTTGTTAAACAAAATCGTAACAAGAATTCTAATGGCTGGAGCAATTTTACTCCAGCTGAATACGAGCAGAGGCGAGAACAAGCAAGTAAGTCGGCAACCGGAGAAGGTAATAGTCAATACGGCAAGATTTGGATTTCAAATGTATTGACAAAAGAAGTAAAACGTATTACAATAAACGATACTATTCCGCAAGGATGGGTTAGAGGAAAGAAAGGGCACGTTCCTACAAAACTTTGGGTAAATAATGGTGTTAAGGAACATTACATTTTACTTGAAAAGAAACAAGAATATGTCCTTAAAGGTTTTAGTAGTGGCAGACTTAAATCAAGTATGTTACGAACGAGTATAGTAGTTTAACGCTTGAATAGAAAGAAGTTCTGGACCCGGCTAGCATATGCCGGCAGGTCCACCATAA